CGGCCGGAATGGCGAACTTGTCGGCGATGGTCTTGGAGCGGGCGAACGCGCCGCCGATCATCTCTTTGTGCAGCGTGCCTTCGAGGCCCTTGGCGCGGGCTTCGGCGGCGTCGAGCTTTTCCTGGTAGGCCTTGGTGATCTCGGCCTTGACGGTCTCGACCTGCCCGGCGTCGATCAGCTTCTTCGCGTCGAGGCCCGAGACCGTCTCCAGCGCCTTGCGCGCCTGTTCCGGGTCGAGGCCCTCGAAGACCTTGAGGGCCGTTTCGGCCTTTTCGGCGCGCTCGCGGTGGCCCTTGGCCTCGCCGTTGAGGCGCCCGATGGTGTCGCGCGTGCCGACGGCGTCGAAGGCGATGGTCTTGCCGGCGTCGACGTAGACGGGCTTTCCGTCCTGCACGACAGCGTAGGTCACACCCTCAATCGTGGTGGTCTGCAGTTCCATGTTGGTGGCTTTCTCCGGCATCCGCCGGGGTCTGTGGGCCATCAGGCCCGAGCGCCCCGCGCATCCGCGTCGAGGGCATGGGAAAACCCGCCAAGCGTGAGCCGGGCGGGTGCAGCCGGCGCGGGGCCGGGTGTTACTGGCGGGCCGGAGCCCTAGAAGTCGACGGTGACGACGCGGCCTTGCGCCAGGCAGAGGGCGCAGACGATTTGCTTCTGGCCGCCGGATGCGGGCCGGCCGCGATACTTGCGGACCATGCCAAGGCGAACCTCGACCATCGCGTTTCCGGTGCAGGACGGGCAGCGAATGAACTCAGGCGGCAGGATCGCCTTGGCGCTCGCGCGACGCTTGGCCAGGGCCTTGTCGGGCTCCGGCGTGCCGTCGATGACTGTGAAGGGGGTGCGGGCCACGCCCTACCCTACGCCAGCCCTCTCGAACGCGGTAGCGTCCCGGCGCCGTAGCTCCTCAAGCGTCAGGGTGCGGCCCTTGTTGTCGGTGAAGCGGTCGACGGTCAGCCCGCCGTCGCGAAACAGCTTGGCCTTCGCCGCGCCCAGGATATCGGCCTGCGTCTCGGGCGATTGCCGGCGAAGCCACGCGTCATAGGACGGGAACTCGAACGGCTTGACGCCGGGGATCGGGTCGAGGACCGGAACGCTGGTGGATCGGCAGTTATGTGTTACAATGCCGTCAGACACATACCAGTTCTTTTCGGTCTCAAGGTTGAACACATGACCCGCAAACTTCCGCCGCTCGACGTTGACCACCTTGTCGAGCGTTACAGGTCCGGCGTCGCCATCAGTGATCTGGCGCGCGAGCAGGGCGTCAGCAGCAATGTGGTCCGTCGCCAGATGGCAGATAGCGGCTTCGCGTTCCCTCGCGCCGGTCGGCGGACTGTCTCCTTGGACGCCGACTGCGTCGTGGAAATGTTCCTGTCCGGCATCGGTGTCCGTGGCATCGCCGATCACTTCGGGTGCAGTCCACGCCCTATCGAGGCGGTGCTGGCCGAACGAGGCATTGCCTTGCGGAACCGTGCCGAGCAGCAGCGAGCCCGCATGAGCCGCGCTACGCCCGCCGAGCGAAAATCCCTCGCCAGCGCCGCCCAAGTAGCTGCTCGCGGTCGGGTCAGAACCGACGCCGAAATGGCCCTTGCGGCTCGAACCCGACACGAACGGCAGACGCACCGATCCGAAGCCGAGGCTATGCTGGCGGCCATGCTGATCGAGCGGGGCCTCGCCCCCGTCGTCCAGGCTCCGGTGGGCCGCTACAATTGCGACCTGACCGTCGACGCCGTCGCCGTGGAAGTCTTCGGCGGTGGTTGGCACTGGCACGGCAGACACCTGCTCGTGACGGAGGAACGCTTCCGCTACATCCTCAATTCTGGCTTCCACATTCTCGTCGTCAAGGTTGACGAGGCCCACCCGCTTAATGCCGCCGTCGCAGACTACGTGGCCGCCTACATTGAGCAGGCCCGCCGCGATCCATCCGCCGTCCGTGAGTATCGGGTGGTTCGGGGTGCAGGTGAGTTCCTTGCCGGTGGCCGTGCGGATGACGACCACATCTCCATCATACCAACGCTTAAACACGGTCGAGACCCGCGAACTGGTCGATACACGAGCACTCCCGACTAGGCAGTTGATGTGCCGGGGCGGCATCGGCCCCTTGCCAAGCGGGTAGATTTTCCCGTGCAGACTGGCGCAGGTCAGCGTTGTCCGCAGGTCGAGCGTGGCCACGAAGCGCCACCCCTTGACGATGTCGCCGTTGGCTTCCCACGTCGCCTGCGCGGCGGTGTTGGCCGTGTGCGTCAGGGCCGTGCGGACCATCGCCTCGGCGCCGCGCCGGCTGGTCTCCATCACGCCGTCCCGGTATTGCGCCGCCTTGGTCCCCCGGATCGACCGGACGATGTCGGGCGTGGTCTGGCCCTCGACGAAGCCTTGGCGGATCGCGTCGCGCACCCGGCGAGCCGCGCTCTCCTCGGCCTCGGCCAGCCATTCGCGCAGCAGCTTGCCTTGGAACGGGCGCGACCGGACGGCGGCGACGATCTGCTCGATGGGCGGCAACGGCGAGAAGGTAGCGACGACCACCGGGCGAACCGGGTTGGCCAGACGCAGCGCGAACTCGGCCTCGGCCTGGGCCGTGTCCGTCACGTCGGCGTTCATGCGCGCCCGGACCAGCACCCAGCCATCAGCCTGAATAGACCGGACCTCGGCGAGCAGCTGTTCGAGCCGTTGCCCGCTGACGGTCTCGTTGCTCGTCCGGGCCAGCCGCTCGACGATGGCCTTCTCGGTCCTGTTGAGCAGGGCGATGACCTTGCGGACCACGCCGGTCGAGTAGCGCGACAGGCCGATGCGGTGCGAGACCGCCAGGTCGTGAACCTGCTCGGGCGTGAGGGCCATTGTTAGTCGCCCTTGAACACTTCGCTGCGAAGCGCGGCGGCGGCGTAGGCCATCAGGGCGCTGCCGGCGCCTTCGCTCTCTCCGGTGACGAGCCAGCCCGTCGCCACATTCTGGCGGATGCCGCAAAGGGCGAACATCAGCGCCTCGGGCTCCTCGCCGTAAACTTCGGCAAAGTCGTCGAAACTCGCGGCGACCTGGGCCATGAACTGCTCGCGGCGCTCGTTGCCGACCCTGGCGCCGTGAAGCGAAACAACTTCGGCGGTCACGCTTCGGCCGCCTCGGGTTCGTCGGCCTGTTCGTCCTCGGCCTCGCCCATGCTGCCCAGCGCCGGCCCTTCGGCCTCGACCTGCTCGGCCTCCTCCTCGGCGTCGACTTCCGCCGCGAGGTAGCCCCGGCGCTTCATCTCGGCGATGGCCCGGCCCTTGGAGATCAGGCCGCCCTGCTGCATGGCAAGAACAAGCTGGCCGGACGCCTCGCCGAGGCTGTCGGCGCCGAAGTCCTTGAACAGCGTAACGTGCCCGCCGGTCGGCAGGTTCGCGTACTGCGCCATGAAGTAGAGGGCGAAGTCGAGGCTGTCCTCGAACCCCTCGACGAGCCGCTGCAGGTCCGACTTGTTCGCATCGGCGTCGCTGGCCGCCTCGGTCGCGGTGCGTTGGCCGGGCTTCTTCACCAGCAGTTCGGCGCCGGCCTGGATCATCTGGTCTTCAAGCGCGGCGAGGGCCTCTTGCCCGACGCGGACGCTTTCTGCCGATCCCTGCGCGACCTTCACGTCGCCGCCGATGGGCAGGTAGATGACCGAGTTAGAACTTGAGACGATGGGCTCGTCCTTGTTCCCGCCGACCAGCGCGAGCAGCCGCTTCCGGGCGTACATCACACTGTCGTCCTGATCGCTCTGGCTCTGCCAGTGCTTGACGTTCAGGAACGCGAGATCGAGCAGCGGGCTAGCGCCGCGCATGTAGCCGAGCCGCTGGCCGTAGATCGGCACGAACGGGATCACGTCGAGCCCGCTTTGGCCCTCGCTGTCGAGCAGCCATTCGGAGGTCTTGGTCGCCGAGGAGACCTTGCGGAACACCTGCCAGGCGCCCGGGGTCAGGACGCGGACGCGCTCGACCGCCTTCTCCCCGTACTCGCCATCGGCCTCTACGCCGTCCTCGCGCAGCCGCAGCTGGGTCAGGACGATCCGGCCGCCGCGCGTTTCGGTGCGATAGCCGATGATCTGGTCATGATGGACCCGGACCATGTAGGGCCGGATGCCGGCCGATTGCTCATCCTCGCGCGTGACGACCGGGCCGGCCGTAGCAGGGCGCGGCGGTGCGTCGACGAGAATGCCCGCCAGCCCATAGGCCAGCGCCTCGGTGAACAGCGCAGCGGCGAAGGCGTCGAGGTTGACGCCCGACAGGTCGACGTCGTCGCACCATCCCCGGACGTTGGCCGGCACGTCGTCGCCGTAGGTAATCGCGGACGAGAAGGGCTTGCCGACCATCACGGAGACGGTGCGGCGGAACGCGGGAAACAGGGTCGAGACGCTCACGCGCGCCTTGAAGTCGTCGGGATGCTCCAGCGTGAACCGGGGCATGTGCTTCTCGCCCGCCTCGCGCATCGCGGCGGTTCCCGCCATCAGCGCCTCAAGCATGGGCCAGTTCTGCGCTATGGCCTCGATGGCGGCCGAGCGGTCGTTTACGGCAGCGGCCATCGGTCCTCCTCTAGCGCCTCATCGGCATTGCGGTCGCGGGCGCCGGGGCGAGCGCGAGTTCGTTGATGGCGTCGGCCAGCGCGTCGACCTGATCGTCGTGCGAGCCCGAGGGGAACGTGCAGACCTCGTTCAGGAAGGCCTCGTTCCACGGGCCGCGCAGGATTTTGATGTTCCCCGCCTCGGCCTGGGCAGCGGCCGGGGTCGCCCGGGTCTGCTTGTCGCCCGTCGGGGCGATGGCCTTGACCGGGTAGCCGGCTAGCTTGGTGATCAGCGTCGCGGCGTAGGCTTTGCCGGCGGCGCCGGGGTCTTGCGGCAGGCGGATCGTGCAGGCCGTGCCGTCCTGGCTGGCCGTGGTGACGATCAGCCGCTCGACGCCGGCCGGGCCGAGGCGGTCGTGGCGCACGTCTTCGACGTAGAACACGCCGTCGGGCGTCCGTGACGCCTTGACGCCGGCCGTGGCATCGCCCCCGCCCTCGGTGGCCCCGAGGTCCCATGCGCGGGCCTTGCGGGTCGCCGTGGCCGGTATCGCGTCGACGATCTCGAACCATGCCCGCTTGAACAGGCCGCCTTCACGCGGTGCCGGGCGCTGCTGAAACTGGCCTGCAACCGCATGGCCGCCGAGCGCGATTTTGTCGCGGTCGACGGTGGCGCGCGGAAACCGCTCGGGGAACAGAAGCTCGCCGTCGTAGCTGCGCGGGTCGGTGAAGCCGATGCTGGTCTGGCAGCGCCGCTCGGGCTCGAACTCCATCGGCAGCATCAGGTGGTCGTATCCCAGCCCCAGGGCGATAGCCTGGCCGCTGACGTCCTCCTCATGGAGCCGCTGCATGATGATAACGATCGCCGACTTCTGCGCGTCGTTGACGCGGGTGGGCAGGCTCTCGCGGAAGATGCGGGTCGTTGTCTCGCGGTCGGCGGGGCTCTCGGCCTTCTCGGTCGAGTGCGGGTCGTCGACGATCACGCGGTCGCCACGGCCGCCGGTCAGGCTGGCAAAGGGTTTCGCCTCGCGCCAGCCTTGGGCGGTGTTGCTGAACGACTTCTCGCCCGAGCGGGTTAGCCGCACGGCCTCGCCCCATAGGGCCTGATACCATTCACTCTCGACCAGATCGCGCATCCGGCGGGCGTCGCGCTTGGCGTAGTCCTCGCTGTAGCTGGTCGTCAGGTAGCGCATGGACGCAAGGCCGCACGGGCCCCACTCCCACGCCGGCCAGAGGACGCTGACGAGCAGCGACTTCATCATGCCCGGCGGGATGTTGATCAGCAGGCGGGTGATCCGCCCGGCCGTAACCGCCTCAAGGTGGGCGCAGACCGCGTCGATGTGCCAGCCGTGTACGTACTCCGCCGAGGGCTCTAGCACCTTCCAGGCTTCGCGAACGAACCCGGCCAGCGTGCGGCACCGGGCCTTGATCAGCCCGGCGTCGCGCGTGATCCGCTCCCGCTCAGCCCGGGCGGCTTCAAGGCGCCTGCGATCAACGGCCTCGCGAAGCCGAAGCGCCAGGGCCTCGCGGCTATCCCTCGGCGCCGTCGCCAGCATAAAGCTCGGCCAGTTCCGATTGCAGCGCCGCGATCTCGCGGTTGAGTTCGTCGTCGGTCAGGGCCTCGAACGAGTGCGACACCCGGCGGACCGGCTCGCCCTTCGGGTCCATGCGCCCGGCCAGCCATTTGACCGTATCGATGTAGACCCGCGCGCCGGCCGCATCGACCTTCTTACCGTTGACCTCGGCGCCCAGCGCGGCAGCCCGGGCGACGGTCAAGACCTCCTCGGCCATGACTTCGACCCGATCCGCGCGCGCGTGCGCGTATCGTGCGCCGAAGGCTTCGGACTTGAGGAGCGCGCTCGTCGATGAGGCGTGCAGCCCCATTTCCCGGCAGACGGCGCGAAGGGCTTTGCCCTCGCTGATCTTTTCGAGGACGGCGTCGATGTCTTCGGATGTCGGGCGGCGCTGGCCCTTGGTTTCGTCGATCATGGGTTGGCCTTTACGCGGCCTCGATCAGCCAGCCGGCGAAGTCCCCGAACCGGAAGAACTCAACGGCATCCGGGCCGATCTCGGCGGGCGACAGCGGGCGCTGGACGCCTGAGAGGGATAGCTCCTTGCTGACGATCTCTGCCGGGTCGACGCCGGCCTGAACCTTACCTGCGAGAGCAAGGCGCCAGAGGACGGTGGCGGGGTAGCCTGAGCCGGGCTCGACCTTTTCAAAGATGACGACGGCGCCGCCTGGGCGGACTGCGTCGCGCATCTTGGCGATCAGGCCGATACGCTGGGCGGGCGGGACGAACATGAGCGTCAGGAAGCTAACGATCAGGTCGCACGGGGCAAAGTCGAAGGTCTCGGCCGGCGAGATGACGACCTCGCCCGGGCCTGCATATTTTGCGGCCATTTCGGCGCTGGCTTCGATCCCGACCAAGCGGGCGCGGCGGCTGCTCAGAGTGTCGGCGATGGCTCGGCCGATGTTGCCGGTTGAGCAGCCGACGTCATAGATCAGGCCGTCGGTCGGAATGTAGTGCCGGGCGATATGGGCGACCGAAGCTGTCGCAAGATCGTACCAAGGTAGCTGCTCGCGGACGTGCTGGTCAAAGGCCTCGGCGATAGCCTTCCCCTTGAACGTCCATTCTCCGGGAGGGGGCGAGAAAAAGCTCTGACCGTTGCTCATTTCAGTCCTTGGCTCGCGGGCCGTAGATGGTTTTGCAGGTGCTGGCATAGAAGCCTCGGGGGTCAGACACGGCCGCCTGCGCGGCGTCGATCATCCCGGCGCCGCCTTGAAAGGTGTCCTTCTGCCGGTCGATCACCCATCGCGGCACAAGACCTTCCGCGGCGGCCTTAAGCGCGCCTTTGCCGGGAGGACATTGGGCCTTGCTCATGGCCAGAGTGGCCTCGACCAAATCCTGCTCCATGAACGGCAGTCGGCACTCGACGCCGTAAGCCATGAAGACCTTGTTGCAGCGCACGAAGTTGCCGCGCGCCATCTTGGCGAGTTGCGCCAGGCGGACAGCCCGCCATTCATCGTCGTCGGCCCGGTAGCCCTTGATGTGCATCGAGCCATAACCGCCGAAAAGCTCATCGGCAGCTTCACCAGACAGGCAGGCCTTGAACCCGTCCGAGGCGATTGCGGCGGCCAGCGGCATGCACATGGCCGCGATCTCTACCTGAGCCTTGCTCGGGATCTCGATGGCCTTCACGGCCGCGCTCAAGGCGGCTGCGTCAGGGCGCTGGACGGGAACCTCGATCAGCCTGACGCCTAGATGGTCTGTCACGCGACGGGCGGCGCGCAGATCAGCGCTGTCGCTGTCGAGCTTGGCTGTGTAGGCAACGACTTCCTGACCGGGCGGCGCGATCTGGTGCGCCAGGTGCAGAATGAGGGTGCTATCCAGCCCGCCCGAGATCAGACAGCAGACCGGAGCGTCGGCGGTCGCTCTCAGGGTTACGCCGCGAGCGAGAAGTTCAGCGATAGGCCGCGGATCGAAAGGCCGGGGAGCGGCCGCATCATACCAGCGCGTCAGAATGCCCGACGCCATGTCGAGAAGGGTTCCGGCAGGCAGTGCGATCGCTTGCTCAGACGTGTCGAAAGCCTTCCGCTCGCTTGACCAGAGGTAGGCGTCGCCTCGTCTGGCGACATACAGCGGAACCTCTCCAAAACGGTCCCGCACAAGAACATGGCGGCCATCGCGGGATGACCAGGCGAAGGCGAACATCCCTTGAAGCCGGGGCAAAGCATCAAGGCTCCACTCGTCGAGGGCCTGGGCGAGAACCTCGGTGTCGCCGTTGGTCGAGAAGGTTCTGCCAAGGGCTTGCAGATCGTGACGGACTTCCCGCCAGTTCCAGATTTCGCCGTTGAAGCTCAAGACCGCGCCGGCATATCTGAATGGCTGGTCGCTGGCCGACGTCAGGTCGACAAGCGCCAGGCGAACGTGGCCGTGAACAGCCGCGCCGGCGGACGCTACACCCGCGCCATCAGGCCCGCGGTGAGCAAGCCTTGCCAAGCGCGAAGACACGTCCACCCCTGACCAGTTGAAAGCGCCGAAAAGGCCGCACATCAGGTCTTGGTCCGGGCCAGTATCTGATCTCGAACCGTTGCGGCGATATGGCTCATCATCACCGGCGGGACTGCGCGGCCGAGGCGCTCCCACTGCTGGGCGTAGCTGCCGGTCAGGACGAAGTCGTCGGGGAACCCGCAGATGCGGCGAAGCTCGGCGATGCTGAACTTGCGCTTCTGGAAGGGGTGCGTGACCGCCGCGAGCGATGAGGTTCCGCCGGCCGCGGTAATCGTCGGGGACGGGCCGTCAGCGTCGGGCCGAACAAGCTGGAAATATTTGTCAGACTGCCCGCCCGGGCCGATCTTGTCCCACTGCTCACCGATGGCGAAGCGGCTGATGTCGGCCTCCGGCTCGATAACTTGCAGCAGCAGATCTCCGGCTCCGGCCATTCCGTTTCCGGTGACAGGCTGCGCGCCTATGGTGCGGGCCGGTTCATCCAGCGTCTGCCACTTCTCCTCGCCAAAGGGTCCGTTTGCACCGGCGCCGATGACCTTGAAGTGGTTGGCGTTGACGCTGTTCACGCCGACGGTGATCGTAGGCGCCGGGCGGTCTGTGACGTTGCCGGTTGACCATAGGCCGGAGGTGTCATGGTCGACGCGCGTGATCCACGGCAGCGCATCCCGGATCGAGTAGCGATATGGCAGCGGCGTCGGGTGGACCGGGTCGATCTGCAGGTCGTTGCGGACGCCGACGAAGATCAGGCGTTGGCGAGCCTGCGGAACACCGAGCCACTGAGCGTCCAGCAGGCGAGCCGAAACCCGATAGCCGCAGGCCTTAAGCGCGGCCAAGATCTCCAGGAAATAGCCCTTCGCCGATCCTTTGACCAAGCCGGACACGTTCTCAGCGACGAACACCTTCGGCTGAATGCCGTCCACCAGGCGGGCGAACTCAAAGAACAGATCGTCGGATCGCTGCTCGCTGTCCGAGTATTTCTTGACCTCACCCCATCCCTTCTCGCGCTTTCCGGCGGTCGAGAACGAAGCGCAGGGCGGCGAGCCGTCCAGCAGGTCCAGCTCGCCGGCCTCAAGGCCGATCAGGTCCAGAACCGACTGAGCGGTGACGGTGCGGATGTCCCGGTCATCAAGGTGCGTGTAGGGCGCGGCGTTGGCGCGGTAGGTTTCCCGGGCCGCCGGGATGAACTCGTTGGCGTAGAGGACGCGGAAGCCCGCCATCCGATAGCCAAGGCTTGACCCGCCACAGCCAGAAAAGGTCGATGCTGCCGTGAAGCCGTTCCACGGGAGCGCGGCGATCTCGGCCATGCTCGGCACGGCGAAGGGCGGTTTGCTCGGGTCGGGCACGTAGTCGTCAGGCATGATATCTTCTAACCAATAGCTGCCAAATGCTGAAAGGCCGCCAGCGGTGACTGTAGGGCATGGCTCAAGGTCGAGGTTGAGCCCGTTCTGCCGGGGATTGATCCTAGAATTGTGCCTGAGAACTAGCGCCATGTTGTCCGGCTCAATCACAATCGACACGGGCCGACCTGCGACTATCGTCGGGCAGGGTCTTTCCGTGCAGTCCATGAACGGGTGAGCTGTCCCGGCGAACCTTCTTGTCGCGGTTCTGTTCGGCAGGCCGACCGCACACTCGACCCATATTCGCGTCAAGGGTCACGCAGCCTTGCCTGACCACGCATAGCCGCACTTGGGGCATTTGTGCTCGGTCTCGATCGCCTCGTCGAACTCGGGAAAGGCCTCCGGAGCCTGGGCGGCGTCGATCGTTTGCCGCAGCAGGTCTTCGAGTTCGCTTTCGCTAAAGCCGATGGAAGAAAGGTCGGCCGTTCCGCCTTCGAGCGCCCTAAGTTCGGCCGCGAGCAAATCGACGTCCCAGCCCGCATTCAGGGCCAGCTTGTTGTCGGCCAGGACATACGCCCGCCACTGCGCGTCCGTCAGCCCCTCGACCACGCAGGTCGGGACGAGGTTCAGCTTCTCGGCCTTGGCGGCTTCGACGCGGCCGTGGCCGGCGCCGATCATGCCGTCGGGGCGGAGGAGGACCGGGTTGGTGAACCCGAACTCGCGGATGCTGGCGCGCAGCTGCTCGATCTGTTCGGGCGAGTGCGTCCGGGCGTTACGCGGGTCGGGCTTGAGGTCGAAGGGGTCGCGGTAGACGACTTCGAGACGGCGCTCGGCGATTGCCTTCTTGCTCATATGGTCCCTGGGTTTGCTGGTCCCCGGGCTGACGCCCTTCTCCCGCCGGTCTCCCCGCGCACGGGTGGCAGGGGGTCGGGTGACGGCCTGGCCCGGGGTTGGCAGGCCGGAGGGATGCGCGGGGGTTGGTGAAACAGGCTCGCCCGCCGGTCAGCGGTCATGTTTTCAGGCTTGGCCCTATGGGGTGCGGCCGTGCCGGTCGGGCGATGGGGTGCGCGCTGGCGCGAATGTGTGGCTGGTCGTCTCGTTGAACCCCGCCCAGCCATTGCCGCGGCGCCGCACATGAAGGGGGTTTAGAGACGAAGAAGCCCCGGACGGTGATCCGCCGGGGCCTCGGAGGCGCAAAACGCCATCTGCCGAATGGATAGGCAGATAGGTGACGCTTCGTCAAGGGGGCAACCTGTAACAGTTGCTTACAGGTTCCGCCGCTCAGTCCTCGCGGCCCGCCCCATAGGAGCGGATCTCGTCCAGCGGGTCGGCCGGTCGCGCCCCGGCCAGCATCATCACGATCAGCGCCGAGAGGGGGCCGCTGATCCGCGTCGTGCCGCGCTCATAGTCGCGGATGCTGGCGCCCGGGTCGCGCCCGCCCAGGCGGCAGGCCCGGCCGAGTTCCGCCATCTTGAGCGGCCGGCCGAAGCCCCACATTTCCCCGAGCGTGGCGCGGGCGTCGCGCATGTCGTTTCCGGTCATTGATCCCTCTCCCGGCGGTGTTGCCCGGGCCGTAGCAGACCCGGGCTCCGTGGTCACGCTGCGGCCTTGAGGCGGCGCATCTCCTCGCCCAGCGTCCAGAGGGCGCGGTTGATCGCCGCCGACTGGTCAATCGACCGGACCTCGCCAGTCTGCCGCACCGAGCGCCGCTCGCGCCCGCTGTCGTCGGTCGACGTGTGGACGTAGCGGTCGCCGCCCCGGATCAGGTGCTCCTGGGCGACGTTGAACGTCCGCCAGAGGTCGGCGCCGGCGTCCCCGTTGCGGCGGGGCGCGAGCAGGGCCAGCGGCTCGATCGGGGCCTCCTCGGCGGTCCAGCGAAGCTCACGGGCGGCGGCGGCGAAGGCGTGGCGCTCGGGGCCGGTAAGCGCGAGGCCCGCCATCTGGTCGGCAGCGTCGATCACGGCCGGGGCCTGCTCGATCACGCGGAAGGCGCCTTCGATGATCTGACCGCCAACGTCGCCCTTGTGCGGCACCTTGACCCGCTCGACGGTCGCGTCGCTCACGGTCATGCCGTTCAGGCAGACCAAGCGAAACAGGTCCAGCGAGAGGACATATGCGCTCGTCCCGTCGTGGCTGTTGCCCAGCGAGATCTCGGGGAACAGGTCGCCGACCCGGCGGTCGGTCACCGGCTGTTCGAACTGGCGGCGGTGGCGCAGCTGAACGACGTGCTTGGTGAAGTCGCGCTTGCCCTCGATGCGCGATCCGCCCTGCTGGACGCCGACCGGGACGAAGCCCTCGGCGATCAGGCCGTTCAGGACCGCGCGGGTGTCGATGAATGTGTATCGCTCCGACCGGCTCTCGTGGCGGCCGTCGGCGAAGACCGAGGGGGCGAGGGCGGCCAGCTGTTCGAGCGGGATCACGTCGCCGTGGCGGGCGCGGAAGCGGACGGCGCCGTTGTTGCGGCGGAAGCCAATGCGGCGCTCGGGCTGGGCGTAGGCGGTCGGGGTCTGGAAGGTCATGTCTTGTCTCCTATGAGCGGGGCGGTTGCCCCTGACAGCCTCGGCCCGGCGGCCTTGCGGCTCCGGGCGTCGGCGGGTTGTCCGCGATGGGGGCGGGTGGCCGTTAAGCCGAGCCGGCGAGCGCGGCGAGCGTTTCACCACCCCAGTTCAGTTCCCACGGTTCGCAGTCGCGCCCGTTCCCGGTGGCAATCTCCGCGACGGCGACCAGTTCGGCGGCGGTCGGGTTTTCCCAAATGCGGACGGCCTCGGCGCCGGATCGGGCGACCTTAGAGATCGCATACATGATCCGCTCGTCGGTCTCGCGGCTGGCAGCAGTGGTGATGAAGTTTTCGGTCCAGTCGGTCATCGTCTCGTCCTTTCGGTGGGGCGGTGCCCCGAGGGTTAGGCGTTGTCGGCTTGCATCAGGGCGGCGGCGGCCTTGAGGCCGGCGCGCTTGGCGGCGGCGTTGGTCTTGAAGCAGCCGGCGCGGAGGACGACCTCCTCGCCCTTGAAGATGACGTATTCGTAGCGACCCGCGAGGCGGTAATCGCGGCCGGCGGTCATGTAGTAGGTGTTCTTGTCCATTTGCTCGGTCCTGGCTGGTGGGGCGTTGCCCCGTTCGTGAGACCATAATACAGACGCCGCCTGTAATGTAAAGCGCCCATTTCATCCCAGCGTTCGGTTCGCCCAGGCTTCCGACAGCGCCTTGACGAGCGTGCGCCGGATGCTGGGAACCCCGGCGCGCATGATGTCGGCCGCCGCCTTGACCGCCATGTCACGCCCGCAGATCAGGTCCAGCACCTTGATCTGGCGGCGGTTGAGGCCGGAGCGCAGGGCCTTAAGCGTTTCGCCCGCTTCGAGCACCTGCTGGGAGATGCCGGCGCTGGGCTTGCACCGTGGCGCGGACGGGGCGCCCTCGTCCCGGTCTGGCGTCCGTAGCGCGATGCTCGCCTCGTAGGCTTCCCGGTATTTGCCGCCGACGAAGAACAGGGCCTCGGCGCTGACCCGGCCGCCGTCCAGATGGCCGCGGGCGAACGCCAGGGCCAGACCCGTGCGGCTCATGACGCGGGTGGCGCGGGCGACCTCGACGTCAAGGATCGGCTCGCCTCGCTTGCGCTTGGTGACGCCGTGCCGGTCGACGCGCCACTTCGTCACCTCGGTTTCGACCGTCTCGACCTCCTCGCCCCGGGCCAGCGCCAGGGCGGCGCTTTCGGCTACGGCCTTGATCGCCCAGGTCGTGTCGATCTGCCGGGTGCGCTCGGCTTCGACCGCGCTCGCCAGCTTACGGCGCTCTCCCTCAAGGGCCGAGATCAGCGGCCGGTTGCGGGACTGCCGGGCCTTGACCAAATCCCGGTCGATGTCGCCGATCTTGCGGACCTTGCCGGACAGGGCTCGGGACGGCGCCGGATCGCGCTGGATCAGGCGGGAGGCGCGGCGCTGTTCGGCAACCCGGCGCCGGCGCTTCACGTCCGCCACGGCAGCGCGGATGAAGTCCGGGTCCTTGAGCAGCCGGGCGATAAGCACCAGGCCGGCCGCCGCGTCGTCGGCCCTCGTCACGGTGTTCAGGTCGGTCATGCCGCAACCCCTTCGCTGACGATGATGTTGACCTTGAGCCGGTCGAGCGTCGGGCCGGCCTCGCGCCGCAGCCGGTCGGCCATGAAGGCGTTGCGGACGACCAGCGCCCGGTCCTCGGCCCGCCAGAGGGCCGGATCGACGTAGCCCCGGGCCACGTCCTCGCCGGCCACGTCGACCACCGCGGCGCGCAGCTGCCAGGGGCCGGACCACGCGGCGGGGGCTAAGGCGGGCGCGGCCTCCTCGACGAACGTCTGCCAGCGGTCGGCCTCGATCAGCCGATGCACGCCCTTGGCATGGTCCCCGGCGTAGGTCGTCGATGCGTAGGCCGCCCGGATGCCGGCCGCGACCGACGCCGGATCATGGCCCCGCCTCATCGCCGCCATCAGGGCGCGCTCAAGGTCCTTGCGGCTGGACCGCTCCCGGCCCGGCTTCGGCGTGATGTCCCAGATCGCGTCCAGTTCGGCCTTGCTCGGCGTGAACCTGGGCTTGGCCGGGGCCGGGCCTTGATCGCTAATCAGGGCGGGTTGCGTCGGCATCGGCTCGGCCGATCCGACAAGGATGTCTTTAGACATCCCTTCTTCTCTAGCTTCTAGCTTCTGGTAGGCATCCGTTCGGCATTGCTTGGCCGATGCGTCCGCATGGTCCCAGGCGTTGTTTTTGTTCGGCTTTTTCCCGGCTTTTTCCCAGCGGGCCGCAGCAGCTTCCGCCGACTTTTCACCGACTTTTTGCCGACTTTTGAGCGTTTCCTCGGCCTTGCGGTTGGTCAGACACCCGTCGACCAGGGTCAGCTTTCCGTAGGCGTAGAGCGCATCGAGGGCCTTCTGGCAGGCGGTCGGCCGCATCCGGCAGCGGCGTGCCAGCCGTTCCAGATTGAGCGGCCACGGCGCCCCGTGGTCATAGATCAGGTTGAGGGTGATGGTGTAGACCCAGCCCTCGCCCGGTTCGAGATCCGACACGCCGTTCAGGAAGTCGCCGGCGAACCATTTTATCCAGGGGCCTGTGCTCATTGGTCACCATACGAAAGGCGGCGGGATGGGGGGCCGTCGTCGAAACGGCTTTCGCGGGCGAGGTTGCCGAAGCGCGTGAAGTCCTCGCTGAACGACATGCGGACCGTGCCGATGGGCCCGTGGCGCTGCTTGCCGATGATGACCTCGGCGAGCCCTTGAACCTTCGCCATCTCGTCGCACCAGTTCTGATGCTCAACGGTGCCGGCGCGCGGCTCGGTGCGGCCCAGGTAGTAGGCCTCGCGGTAGACGAACATGACGGCGTCGGCGTCCTGCTCGATTGATCCGCTCTCGCGCAGGTCGGAAAGCTGCGGCCGCTTGTCGTCGCGGTTCTCGACCTGGCGGGACAGCTGCGAAAGGGCGATGACCGGGACGTTCAGGTCCTTGGCGAGCGCCTTGAGGCCGCCCGTGATGGCGCTGATCTCCTCGGTCCGGTTCCCGCCGCGGCTGCGCTCGGTAGTGATCAGTTGCAGGTAGTCGATCACGATCAGGTCGAGGCCGTGCTTGCGCTTAAGGCGCCGGGCGCGGGCGGTGAGCTTGGCCAGCGAGATGCCGCCGGTCGCGTCGATGTGCAGGGGCACGGACCGCACCTCGTCCAGCGCGTCGCGAAAGCGTCCGAACTCGGAGGCGTCGATCTGGCCCTTGCGGATCTTGTCGCCGCTGACGCCGCTAATATCGCAGCCGATGCGGGTCGCCAGCTGGGCCTCGTCCATTTCAAGCGAGAAGAACGCGACCACGCCGCCGTCGGCCGCTGTCCGAACGCCGTCAACGTCAGGACCGGGCGTGTAGCGCCGCGCGACGTTGAAGGCGATGTTCGTGGCCAGGGCCGTCTTGCCCATCGAGGGGCGGCCGGCGAGGATCAGCAGGTCCGACGGGTGCAGGCCGCCCAGCTTGGCGTCGAGGTCGGCAAAGCCGGTCGACAGGCCTCCGATGCCGCCGTCCCGCGCGTAGGCCTTGGCGGCGGTGTCGAGGGCGACATCAATCGCGTCGGTGAAGGGCTTGAAGCCGCCTTGATCGGCCTTCTGCTCGGCGATAGCGAACAGGTTGCGCTCAGCGGTTTCCAGGATCGAGACCGCTTCGGTCTCGGCGTTGCGGGCGGCGGCGCCCATCTCCTCCGAATACACGATCATCTCGCGCCGCAGGGCCCGGTCGATGATGACCCGCGCGTGGTCGCGCATGTTGATCACGGGCGGGGCGCGCTCGAACAGTTCGGCGAGGTAGCCGATGCCGCCAAGCTCGGCCAGAGCAGCGTCGCCTTCCAGCTTGGCGGCGACCGTCACCGGGTCGGCGGATGATCCGCGCGCGACCAAGGCGGCGATGGCCGCCCAGACGCGGCCGTGCGCCGGCTCATAGAAGTGATCGGCCAGCAGCCCGTCGGCGCGGTCGACGCTGTCGTTGACGTAAAGCGCCATACCGATCACCGACTGCTCGGCGTCGATGTCGTGCGGCAGCTGCTTGAGAGCGAAGCCGGCGGAGCGGAAGTCGAGGCCTTCGCGGGGGGCGCTCACCAGACCCGCCCTCCCCGCGTCTTGGGCATCACGGACGCCCGGCCTGACGCGGCGCTGAACTGGACATTCGCCGATGCGGCGCCGGCGCTGGCGGTCATCCCGGCGGCGACAATGCGGCCGAGGGCGGACCATGCGGCGGCCTGATGCTCTGGCAGGTCAAACCGCGCGACGAAGGCGTGGCAGCACCTGATGGCCTCGGCGTCGAGCTTGCAGCGCTCAGCGGCACGGGCGGTGTCGCGGTCGATTTTCTCGACGAGGAAGCTTTCGCGCGCGTTGGTCATCCGAACCGCCGCTCGCCGTATCGGTAGCCCTGGCCGCCGCCAAGCGGGGGCGGGTTGTTTTTGCGCTTGGGCTGGGTCGCGCTGCGGGCGAGGGCCAAGTGAGCGGGGCAATAGCGCGGCTCGTCGTCGGCCCTGGCGCCGTTGCAAAACAGCTGCTCGTCAGCGTAGCCGGCAGGCGACGTCCCGATGGGCCATTTGCAGCCGCGCCGCGTGAAGT